ACATACCATCAGCAGATGTAAATGTTCTTATACCACCTGAATAACTTCCTGGTGCGCTTGCATAAGTATTAGCTGCTGTAGCAGTATTTTCATACTCCCAAATACTATTTGATCCTGGTACATCTACCCAAGCCATTTTATTCTCCTAATAGTTCGTCTGTTTCTTTTTCAAAATAATTCATTAACTCTTGTTTATTAACATCACGAATCTCGGATACTTTTGCTACTGAATTCTCAAAACTTTCAATTACATTTTCAGTAGAGTTTTCAATTAACTTAAAAGTATCTTGTACCGCCAATTTCATTTTAGGCGATAGTTCATTATAACTTTTTGAGTTAAGATACTTACTATCTTCAACTAACTTACTTGTAAACACACCTTCAATTGACATTTACTTTGCCTCTGGTGCGTCTGCTGTAGGTGCCTCCGCTGATGGTGTAAATTCTATTTCTTTTCCATCAGTATCCATAATTTTATCAGTTCTATCTGAAGCAGCTGTTACCACAGGTTTTGGATCACTATGTTTTTCTGCTTGTGTTCCATTAAATACTTTACCTGCAATAGCGACTCTTGCTTTATCTAAAGCACCAGCTACTTTATCTCTTAATGCGTCTTTGAATGCTTGCCCAGCGTCCGCATTTTTTCCTTTTTGTAGTAATCCTACAAATTTTGATGTTTTGCTTTCTTTGTCAGCCATCTTAATTTTCTCCTTGTTCTATTCCATCTATGTTCATTTGAGAAGATGAAGACTTATATTGATCCATAGGATCAGCAATAATACCATCTTTAATTTCTTTTTTAATTTGGTTATTAATATCTTCTATTTCTCTTTCATTTTGACGTAAGATTTTTTTTCTTACGTATTCTACTGAATAATATTTACCAACATAATCACGTATCTCATTAGCCAATCTTACTCTTTCTAATAATAATTCAGAATCTTTTAGTTCAGCGAAATGTCCATCTTGCAAAAAATCATATTGGATAAAATCTCTAACAGTTAACCAATCTTCTTCTGTAATCACAGCTTTTAAAACTAATTGAGTTCTCAAAATGTCATTAAATATTTCAGTAAATTTCTTTCTTAATCTTTGAACAAATTTAGTAAATTTAAGTTCGTCCCTAGTTATTTCAGTACTTCTTCCTAGATTAAATCCAGATGAAGCTTCTAATCTACTAGCAGGCACGTTTAAACTTCTATAAAGTTTTGCTCTAAAGTATTCTATGTCAGATATCTCTCCAAGATTTTGTCCACCTGGTAAAGTAGTAATATCAGTTCCTCTTCCACCTTCTCTACTTGGTAACCAAAAGTCTTCAAGCATTGACATATAATTTCTATCATCACGTATCTCACCTGTGTTTGCGTCATAAACAAGTTTGTTTCTATATCTTGCCATAACATCACGTAGGTATTGTTCAGCTTTGATTTTAGGTAAATTACCTACATCAATTTTGAAGATACGTCTTTCTGGTGCTCTAGCAATTCTGTATATAACAGTTGCGTCTTCAATCATACGCAATTGATTAACAGGTTTAATTGCTTTATGTAAATATGATAAGACCATATTTTTATTTTGGTCTATCAATCCACTAGGACAAAATGCTATTGCGTCAACAGCTATTTTGATTCCACCAGACGTTGTATTGGTAACACCTTTTTCATTAAATAAAAAGTATTCTTGTATATCATCTACAACGCTTAAACCAAATGGTATAGGACCATCAGGTCTTTTCTTTCTTACTTCTCTAATCTTTTTAATTTTTCTAGGATCAATATATCTTAATTCTGTAATACCTTTTCTTGTAGATTCTGGATCAATTACTTTATGATAATATAATCTACCGTCCACGTACCATCTTCTAAAGATATCGTGTCCTTTTGTTTGGAAGTTCATTAGTCTTAAAACTTCCTTAAACTCGTCTTCTATTTTTCTTCTTACATCTTTACCATAAGGTAATTGATCCAAATTTAAACGTATAGCGTCCTTGAGTTCATTAGCAACAATTGACTCGTTGATAATATCCTCAATTGCCATATCGCATTCGGGATGTAAAGCTATTTCTCTATAACGTCTGATAAGGTCTTGTTCAGTCTTTGACTGACCTTCCATATCCAGATATTGACCGTAATAACCACCAGCGGCGATGGTTTGTGTTCCATCATCCGCTTGTGGTTGCGTAAACGATTGTTTTGGATCTTGAGGTTTCTTTACCCTCGTTATAGAAAATCCAAATAATTCAGCCATAATTTATCGTCTCCTTAAAACTTATATTACTATTTATAAGTAATTTTTAAGTAGTGGTATTACTTTCAAAGAAGTTGTACGTCATTGTTACCGTAAACGTTTCAATTCCTTCTCCAGCTTCGTCATATGATAATCCAATTGCACCAATAGCACTTGGAAATGCGCCTCTTAAAGTATAAGACTTTAATGTAGCACCGTTTCTGTCTAATTGGTCAACAAAAGCATCCACTTGATAATCAGCAGGATTTGTTAATCCTTCGTTATCAGTCATATTATTAATACCGTTTTGCCATCTTTCAAAAGCGTTTCTTAATTTAAAGTTTGTGTCATTGTACACCGTTAATTCCCACGGAGCAAATGCAGGTCTATCACCAGCAACGTTAACCGTTCTTCCTCTGAATAATACAGGAATTGGATTAATTGTCATACCTGGTAATGACGCAGCTCTACATAAGAAAGCTAGGTCTTCTATTTCTCCACCAACTTGAGCGTAACCTGGAAAAGGCATAACTACCTTATACAGATTGGGTCTAGCACCACCGCCAGCAAGTTTAGCTTTGAAGTCATTAATGTTTGCCATTTTTATTCTCCTCTTCTATCCTTACCCTGCGACCTCTTCAAAGCTAACACCTGTTCGTGTAGCTATGAATTGTAATGTGATAAAATTGATACTTCTTGCTGGTTTAATAAAAATCTCAGCAATAAATTCGTTTCTATCAATTACTTCGCCTGTGTTGTTAGTTTCATCACACACTACTAAAAAGTCTGTGATCCCTCTTCGCCCTTGTACTTCTCTTAGGAAAGGTTCTACAATGTTTCTGAAATTCGCTCTAGTGAATTCGTCATTGAATTCAAATAGTTGAAATTTAGAAGCAGTTGATATTGCCTTCTCTAAAGTGATGAATAAACGTCTAACGTTAATTCTATCAAAAGCGCTTGGTGTTGTCAGTCCAGTTTTATCTCCGAATAATACAGTACCTTGTCCAGGGAATGTTACCACAGGATTGATTCTTGCTCTGTATAATTCATCTCTTTGAGATTGTGTTGGATTGAAAGCTAGTTTAACTGCACCTCTAACGATACCTCTATTTAATCCTGCTGGTGAATACCAAGCGTCTGCGATTAAATCAGTTCTAGCAGATAATCCTGCCATATCGCCATTTAAAGGTACATATCTATAAACATCGCTATATCTGTCGTACATATATTTGTAACCACTATCAAAAGACACATAAGAAGATGAAGCGATTGCATTAAAGAAACCGATTACATTATCTTTTTGTGTATTTGCATTGGATACATTAACTACATCACTTCTCTCTGGAGAAGCAAAAACTAAACAGTCTTTTCTTTTCTCAGCGATTGTGATTAAGTTGTCAATGTGAGTTGCGTCTCCAGCACCTGCTATGATTAATCCAACGTCCGATGTTTCAGCGTCTTCAAATTTTTCGTAAGCAGTTTTAGTTTGTCCTATTGTAGCAGCTGATCCGTTTGCACCATTTGATAATGATACATTAGATACAGTACTTACAGCAGTATAAGTTGTGCCAGAAGCAGCAGTTCCCCAATTTGATCCTGCAGAATTGTGGTCCATCCAGTAGATATAATTAGATTTTCTGTAAATAACATCAACGTAATAATTACTATCACCTTGAGCAGATTTACCATCTGAAGCTTTTGAAACAGCTTCAAATCTTTCTAATATCTCACCTTTTGTTCCAGAAATCTCACCATCTTCGTCAATTACAACAACGTGTAGTTCGTCTCCACTACCGCCTCTTGCTTGAACGAAAGTTGATGTTCCAGGAGCTTTATTAAATAAATCATAATATCTCCATCTTCGTCTTACAGCAGCACCGTTTGTGATACTTGCTTGTAAACCAGATGAATCAGAAGTGCCAAAGTATTGAGGCTCTTCTTTACGTACAATATTTAAATCATTAGTTGCAACACTAATAACTCTATATTCGTAAGCGTCTCCAAAATTAACTATATCGCCAGCACTTATTCCTGTAGCAGAAGCAACAGTAACCACAGTATCTCCGACACTTGTTGAAGCGTCTGAAACAGTTGTCTTACTAGTTTCTTCATAAGCAGTAGCAGAAGGACAAGAAGATATAGATAAACTATTTCCCCAAGATCCAGCTGTTCTAGCAGCCCATAATCCTACAGAAGCAGAACCGTCAGCATAATTGTTTTGGTAATCAGTAGTATTTTTTATAACAAACGCTGAACCTGATTCAGTTGCGTTTGATACCGATGTATTCTCTACACGGACAATCCTTAAAGCATTAGAATATTGCAAGAAGTTTGCAGCTGAAAACCAACCTTCAAAGTTTGAAGTGTCTGGTTTACCAAACGTGCTTACTAAATCTTGTTCCGAGCTGATTGACACAATTTCGTCTAAAGGACCTTTGTTGAAACTTCCAGCAAAAGCGCCTGTAGATGTTGATACAGCAGGAATAATTCTTGTTAAGTCTTTTTCCTGTACGAGAACACCTGGTGATACTTGAAATGCCATTAGGTTTTCTCCTTTTAATTAGCTAATTTAATTTTATATTTTCGCATATTTTGTAAGTTTTCTTACAGCCATAGTCAAAATTCATTACTACAGATATTTATATAAACCTTGTTTTTAGTGCCCTTTCCTGGTCACAGGATACCATACAGTACCATATTCATCTACTTCAACCTTCTCTTCCTCAGGTGTTCCATCATCTACAAAACCAAAAGGGGCCATATCTTGCTCTATTAATTTCTCTTGTTCCTCATATAATTGTTGTCTAGCATTGGTATTAGTCATCTCTTTGAAAAAAGGTTGATTAGATAGCCATCCAAATATGACTAAGCACATCATTAAATCATCATTACAACCTTCTTCTGCCTGCCAGGAACTTCCTCTACGAGCAAAAGTTGACATCTCCTCTATGATATTAAAGTCATTAATAATCATTTTATCTCCTTCAATTAATGACTTAATATTAGCACAACCAATTCTTTTAATCTGTTTTGTCATACGTACACCAAAACCAGAACCACGACCACTATACATAGCACCTAATATTTGTCCTGCTCTTCCTTTTTGTGTAGTCATTAATAGATTAGGATATTCTAATTCATAATTTAAAGATTCTGCTATTTGTTGTCCTATATCATTTGTTTCTACAAGTATTTCTGCTTTGTTATATGCCTTAGCAATTTTATCAATTATGTGTGGAAATAAAATTGGTTTAATATCTTGACTACGATATTTTGCTACAACTTTATAAGGCATTGAGGAAACGTCTATAACTAGAAACGCTGAAAAATCTTTATCTACACCTCTTGATACGTCAACGGTACATACATATTGATGACCTTTAGCAGGTCTTTCAAACATATCTACTCCACCTTTTGAAGTTAGTGGTGTCATATAAGGAGTTTGTTTAATCTTAACTGGTGCAATTAATGTATCTACTGATCCTAAAAATTCACACTCAAACTCTTGTTGAAACTGTGCCTCGGAAGTATTTCTTATAGTCATTTCTTTCCATTTTTCATCTCTTCCTGGAACTTCTGACCAATGTACTTCAATAGGTATATAATCATTTTGCTTATTTTGAGCGTCTTGCCATAATTTATAAAACTGATTCATCCCGTGGGGAGTAGAAACTATAATCATTTTTGTACTTTTACCAGATGATATTGTAGGATAAACGGAACTAAAAAACATTTCTGCTATATTAGCAGGTACGAAAGCAAACTCATCAAGAAATATTATATTAAATGAACCTCCTCTTATTGCACTTGAAGACGTAGCGGCCGCAATAATAGTTGATTTATTTTCTAATTCTATATTACCTTTGTTCCAATTAATAACACCTTGTTGTATATACTTTGGTAAATTCTCATATGCTAATTGTAATCTTCCTAGTATATCTCTAGCAGTAGAAGATTTATTGGCAAGTATTGCTATATTTGAATTGGGATTAAATATTGCATAATGTAATAAGTATGCAATTGTTGTTGTTGACTTACCTGATTGTCTAGGTAATTTGCAAATTGTAAATCTATTTTGGTCTATTGTTCTAACTATCTTTTTTTGAAAGTCAAACATTTTAAAAGGTACAAGTCCTTCATCTAGGGAAACAATTTTCATATGTTTCTCCATAAAATATATTGGATCTTTTTGACATTTG